TTCGGTGTCCAAAAGGATCCTGTCCCGTCAAAATATGTACAAGTAAAGTAATGATATTTGAAAGTAGCATAAAACGTAAAAGAATGTGAATCATCAGATCCCATTTCAAAGTTTGAAATTGTAGCAGGCATAGCATCTATAAACTTGACAGATAGAATGGGATTCTTTGCGTTGTCTAAAAGCAACAAGTTCAGATCAGAAAAAGCTTCAGCAAAATTCTTAACCTTGGTATTATATTGCATCCATTCTACGATTGAGAAATATGATTTAAACTTTTCATCCATTAGAATAACAAGAGTCAGTTCTTCATATTCCAGATTTGGAGATGGGACACTGAAAGTTGCTTTTGTTGGAAATGGAATGATTGTCTGATTAGCTGTCAGAGATGGCATAGAAGCGTTCTGAACAAAATACATCATATTTGGTAAACGATCAGTCACCATTATAAAATTATTAGAACCCGCTTTTGATAGATCTATTTGTTGTAATATTGACATATATACTCCTCAACTATATTTATCAACTTAGAAAACAAAAAACCGACAGAGGAGGCAGTCTGTCGGTTTTCCGGATGACGAACGAATCATCATCAGTATCTTGTGGAATACGATTTTATTTATACAAAGTCATTATAGTAAATCTGATTTCTTTTTTCTATTTCTCTTTTTGAATGGTCTACCTTTAACCCAACCTTCTGATATCAGTTTTTCTGCTTCTTCAATTTTAACTCTTTTACCTTTCTGTGTAGATGGATCATAGACAAAGACCAAGCCTCTTGAAGAATCTCCACACTTCTTCAAGCCTTCTTCTGAAAATTCCATAGTTCTCTTTTTTATCCATCCGTTATCAAGATAGCTCTGAAGATCTGCTGACTTAATTTTGATACATTCATTAGTTTCAATATTGGTGATCCATACAGTGTCAAGGGCGATAGCTCCTTTTGCTTTTGTTAGTTCTTCAGACATTCCAAGAATCCACCCGTTTTCAAGATATTCGTCAACTAATTCCGGTTTTACTTTTGTATGTTTGTCTAGCTCTTTGTTGTATAACGTTTTTAAACCTTTCTGTGCATTTGATCTTTTCTCGAAAGATCTTGCGTCATTGATTCCCATAGTATATCCTCCATTAAGGTATTCATTCACTTTATCTTTATCAACAAATGTAGATGTACCAGACTCCTCATTGGTGACCAATCTTTTATTTAATGATGTTTTATTTACTATTCCAGTTCCTCTAACATATCCATTTTCAAGATATATTTGTAAGTCTTCTTTGTCAACTACTTTTCTTTTTCCAGTATTTGGATTGTATACTTGTCGCTTATTTTTAATATAGTAGATAAAATATTCTGAAATTGTTTCTTTTGATGCATCTGAAATTTTCTTTCGAGATTCTTCAGTATGTTTAAGGATCCCGCCGTTATCTCCACCGACTCTCTTGTTATAAGTGTATGCTGATGCAATGAATTCTTTAGTAACAAAGTATCTTTCAAATTCACTAGCCTGCTTTCTAGAATCGAAAAATGAAATTATCTTTTTGCTGAAATGATCTCTACCATGTTTCTTGTAATCTTTTAACAGATCAGTACCAGAGCCGATATAGTCATCGTTTTTATTGTTAGTTGAATGAATTCCACAATAGAGCTTATTTGTTTTGGTATTTGTGATAATGTAGAAATAGTGGAACTTACATGTTTCAAGCTTATATGCCCAAAAGTCCAATAGACGCCTCGAGAATTTGGATTTGTTTTTCATGTATCTATTTATACATTCTGATTTGTGTAAAATGGATTACTTACTGACTTTATATTTGAAGATATAGAATTGGAAAATAAAAAAGGGCCCGAAGGCCCTTCATTAAAGAGAATTAAACTAGGATTAGAGATACATGTCGGTAATTACTGCAAACTTACGGAAGTAAGAGTTTGTAGCGGCTGCAGCAGCAGTAGTACCAGAAGCCATGTAATACGGATTGCTTACCAAACCATAGCGGCTTTTCACCCCGAGACGTAGACCAAAATCTTCTTCACCAGTAGCCTTGAAGAACTGTAGAGGAATGTAAGGACAATAGAACAAGCCAGCGTCATAAACGTTAGCGCCCTTGTAGCCTACAACCATCTGATGACTGATCTTGTTACCGGATGTGGTAGAAGTTAGATAAGGATCAACATATACTTTAAAACGATTGGTCAACATACCGTAGTAAGATACACCAACTGGGTTGATAGGCTGATCGAAACCAGTGTTCTTGATATCAGCGTTAATCAAATTAGCCATAGAAAGGTAAGCAGCCAATTCGGGGGAAGTTAGAATGAAGTTACCACGACCCCGACGAGTTTCCTGAGCAATCCATGTTGCTTCACGTTCGATCTGAATCAATAGACCCATAACCTTTTCCATTGACCAACGTCCATCAGCATCAACGGAGAAGTCGAAAGTACCAGGAGCAGTACAGTTAGCAGCACCAGCCTTTGCTTCAGTATAGATACGAGAAACAATCTCACGGTCGATTTCAGCAGTGATCTCAGTCTGTAGGATATTAGCAATTTCTTGCTCAGCATCAAGACCATGAACAGCCTTAAGATCGGAGATGATTTCAGTTGTTAGACGGCCCTTCAAAGCACGGGTCTTTACAGATACGTCAACAGCGGAAATACTGAACTGCATTTCAGGCCATGGGGTACCAGGAGTCTGAACAGTTACAGTACCGACGCCCTGATCGGCTTCAGCAGTGCTCTTCCAACCAAGTTGTTCACCATTAGCAGTAGTATAAGGACCGGAAAGAGCAGGATTTGGAGCAGCGCCAGCGGCGTTAGCAGTACCAACAGTACCTTCTTTCCAAATTTCAGATCCACCACCATAAACGTGCTGTACGAAAATACGACCAGTAGGAACAGACATTGGCTGCAAGCCTACAAGTTCAGGACCAACAAGAGTTGGTAGGGTTCTACGAATCAAAGAAATCAATACAGGTGTGTACTGAGCGATGTCGCCAGTTACTGTTGCTTCCTGTAGATCTTTTTCAGTATTGTGAATTGCGGAATAAATCGCATTCTTGATGATTGGATCTTTAACAGGAGGAAGCCCAGCGTATTCCTCTTCAACAATGTTCTTCCACTTATTGCGGAATTCTTCAGTTAGCATTTCGGCCATTTTATATAGTCTCCTAATAATTAGATAAGTCAGTAAACTTATTTTTTAAATTTATTTTATTTATACAATGTTAAAATAGTAATTTGGTGAGGGGTTAGAAACCCCTCCGATTTAACCTAGACGACGAGCCCGAGAAGCAAGATCCATATTATCTACAATCGGTTTTTCGACTGTTTTGGTATCTTCTTCAATCTTTGTATCAACAACTGTAGAAACAACTTTTAGTTCAGCTTTTACTTTCTCAGTAAAGTCAGAATAGTCCATTTCAAACAATTCATCGTGAACATATTCTAAGAACTTCTCTTTCTTTGCTTCAGACAGATCAGAAAGAATTCCGGAAAGAAGGAACTGCTCTTTCTTAGCTTCATCAAGAGCATTCTTCAACTTAACCTTTTCAACAATGGATTCATCAAGCTGATCTTTCAACTGATCAACACGAGATTTCAGAACAAGCATTGCATCTTCCTGCTCAGGAATGATCTGAAGCTTTGTTTTGATCATACCAAGTAGTTCTGAGGTAAAGTCTTCTAACTGCAAGCTCTTTTCAGATTTTACAATGAGATTCTTCTCAGACAATGTAGAAGCAATATCTTCTGCAACAAATTGTAGATACTTTTCTACATTTTTGTTCAAGGACTCGACAATCTCAGGAACATATGCAGTGTCGAATGTATCTACAATAGAAGGAATGATTTCGCTAGAAACGTATCCTTCGAACTCTTCAGTTAAAGCATTAACAATTTTGGTCTCAGATTCATCAAGGAACTTGACAACTGATTCAGTAAACAAAGTTTTGATAGCAGTAGATTCAGACTCATTAAGAGTTCCAAAAACTTCCATATCTTTCATTGCTTCGGTCAACTGCTCTTCGATAGACTCACGGCGAAGTTTTGCAACTTTAGACATTTTACGAGATAGAGCTTTGTCTACCTTGTAGCCTGCACGGGAAACCTTCTTGGCGTATTTCTTCAAAGATTTCTTACCAGCAGATGACTTGCGATACATTTTAGCCTGTAGCTTTTCTTTCGCAGTCATGTGCTTTACAGCAACTTCATCTACTTCATCGTCGTCAGCATCACCACCTTCTTCGGATTCGTATTCTGGATCTTCATCGTCGTTGTCAGATTCAGGATCTTCTTCAGATTCCTTTTTGCATGCTTCTTTGATTTCTTCAGCGGATTCCATGATGTCAACAATAAACGCATCAAGAGCGGCGAGTTCTTCTTCAGACAGACCCATAGTCTCGTCTTCCTGCTCGTCTTCTCTACGAAGCTTTGCTACTTTCTGCATGGTGCGGGAAAGAGTAGGATCAGCTTTGTATGATGCTTTCTGAGATTTCTTTACAAATTTCTTGATTGCTTTCTTACCAGCAGCAGATTTCCGATACATCTTAGAATCTAGCTTTTCTTTAGCGGTCATATGTTTAACCTGAAGTTCATCAAGGTCATCGTCATCATCGCTCTTTTCACCAGTTTCGGGATCGATCTCGTCATCATCTTTTACTGCTTCGGAAAGATCAGCAATATAGGAGTCGATTAGTTCATCGATTGCAGCAACTTCTTCTGCGGTTAGTACTGAGGTGAAATCTTCGTCCTCAGATTCGGTTAGACCATTAGATTTAGCATATTTCTGAAATGCTAGTTTCCCTTCATCAGACTTACGAAATGATACTGCATCAATAGATTCGTTAGCAACAATTTTCTTTACTACTGATTCAAGTACAATATCTAATAGCTCAGAAACATTGTCAACTACACTATCAGTGATAGCAGGATCAACGTTTTCCAAAACAAAATCTTTGTGTTTAGGCATTTTATAAAACTCCCATAATCGTTATATTTTTATTTATCAAAGTTAATTTAGTAAAGATAGAATTCGATTCATAAAGGTGCTGAAATCTTCTTGAATAGCTTTGATATCATTCTTCCTTATGTTCTCTTCTATTGCTTCGATTTCCTTAGCCTTTAGTAATCCGTTATCGTAGTACCAGTCTACGCCTTCCATAATTCCATTCACAAAACAATCAATCCCAGAAGGATTATGAACTACGTCGATAGCCTTGATCGTGAAATCGTCTTCTACCTGAGAAGTATTATCAGCAAGAGTGCGAACTGAGCCAAGTCCTCTGGTTGAAACACCAAGTTGAACACCATCTTTGATTAGAGCTCGTACTGTATTACCAATAGGCGTAGTCAATATTTTTGCTTTTCCAATAACATCGTTTCCAGACCATGAAAGAGATTCAATTAAGATACAGGCTCTTTCAGGATTTACTGTTGGCTCAGACGGATGCAGAAGTTCACCAAGAGCTCTGTGTGTTCTAACAAATTCTTCATTATATACTTTTACGGCATTTTCTAGAATTCGTTTTGGGTATACTCTGTTATTACGATTTTTCTTTTCGGCTTGAGCAAAAATCCCCTCCAGGTATACCGTCTTATTCTGATTCTCATCTACAGCTTCTGTGATCTGTACTTGACAATCAAAATTTTCTGATATCAGTTTCATCTTATTCACCATTTTCTAAATTGGTCTGTGCAATTTCATATACATAATCCATTAGAGCAGATGAAGCAGCTTGCACGAATTGTTCTGGTTCAATATTAACCCGATCTAATGTATAGTTGGTATCAATTCTTTTATCTAAAAATTCTTTCACATTATTGTCCAAAATTATTTCCTCCGGCATTTTCTAATTCGTCTTTAGCCATTGCATCTAGCATCGGCTTTTCTTTTTCCATTTCTTTTTCCATCTCGGCAATATCATCATCAGTCATACCCATCAGTTCAGACTTAATCCATTTCAAAGAAACAAGCTTTCCAACATGAGGCATATATTTTTCAATCAGATTAGAACGCTCAGTCAGAACATCTAATTTGCGGAATTCTGAGAACAATGAATCTGAGTTCCATTTGAATATAATAGACTCACGCTCTTCATTTAGTTCATCTGATCTAACAATATTCTTCAAATGTAGTTGATGTCTCAGAAGAACATAGAACAAACTGTTGAACTGGTGTCTTAGACGAATAATAAATTTTGAATATTTTACTTCATCTCTTGTTATCTCGGTAGATCTTCCAATGATATTCTGTGCTGATTGATTATCAGCAAAACGAGAAAAAGGAATATTCAGTGCACGGAATAACTTCTGCATGAAGATCTGAACATCATCAAGGTTATTTAGATTAGTTCCACCTTGTAGAGTAGATACTTCAGTACCACGATTTCCATCTCTGCGTGGAAGCCAGATATCATCTAGAATAGAAGAATGACGAGTTTGTTCTTTGATTCTACCAGTATTTGGATCGTATTCCATTTTGTTCCGGTAGTTTCGGATCAACTCTTTCATATATGCTTCTGCTTTAGCCTTCGGCAATTCACCAACGTCAATATAGAAAACCCGTCGTTCAGGAGCTCTAGATAGACGATAGATAACAAGAGCATCTTCAACAGATGAAAGCTGATTTAAAGCGACATATGCTTTATTCAAATAGGAAACCCAGATCTGGTGCTTTTCATCCATGATACCAGAAACAATTTCAATGATATATTCTTCTGGGATTTCTAAAAGGGTGTTTGTTAGATCAATGTCCTGATAGACATATGTGACAGACTTATCTTCTTTGACAACTTTCTTAATACGAGTTGGATCCAACTGAACAATATCACACAACCCCTTTTTGCCTTTATCAGGTTTGACATAGAAAAGAGCTTTACCGTCAATATACCAATCTCGTAGAATGGAATATGACTTTTTGTTGAATTCTAAAAGCTTTAGAATGGTAGTCCATTCTTCATGAATCTTGTCTCGGATTGCCTTAGAAAATTTTGTGTTGTCAAGATCAAGATCAATTGGATAGACATCATCAGACAGATGTGAAATCATTTCATTCACAATATCATCAATAGCGAAATCTATATATGGGTTTTTAGCCATATTACGCCAAATACGAATCATTTCATTTTCGTACTTAGCCAATTCAAAAACTTGAGGAGTAGGATCTAAGTCGATAGTAAACAACATTCTCTCGCCATAAGATGTTGTTTCCTTGACATCTTGCAATGGTTCTGAGAAATCTCGGAGCGTCACTTCTCGCCCTGCATAAGTTTTCTTGTTAGTTATAGTTAACATCAAATAGTCCTTTAATGATTTGAGGGAGTCAAGAACCCCCTCAAATCTATTTATATAACAAGATTATGCTATTACAGTCCAGTAGTCGAAGTTCCATGATACAATTAGATCTAGAGTAGAATCATTTTGATCCCACGCAAGATCGAGCTGCTGAATTTCTCCGGGCCAACACCCAGTCAATTGACCAGTAATTCCAGGGTTGCCTGCTGTATCATAAGATTTGATAATAGCATCACACTTGAAGGCATTGACGTTTGCAGTCAGAGAAACGTTCCCAGCTGCATCTGACATTTTCTGATGCCAGTTCATTAGCTGCTTATAAATTGTAAAGTCAGCATCCAAAATTACGGTTGTCTGCCATTCCTGGAATAGACGATCTCCGGGCATGTTTACCTTTCTGCCATAAAACGGCACTTCAATTTTACCAAATGTACTAGCTGGTAGAGACGCAGCCTTACATGTGAACTGAAGCAATTCCATATCCATAGTCTGTACAGCAGGGCCAGAGATCATTACATCAAATAGTGTAGGTCTGGCGATACTCTGTACAGTTGCTTTAAATCCATTAATATTCATTATTCATTAACTCCTATATTAAGCTACTAGCTCTTCGAAGGATACGTCAGAACGAGAAGCAATAAATGTCAATTCAATCCAACGAATGGAGCGAATAGGTTTAACCGCGATCTTCGCAACAAACAAGCCTTGATCCATGATGTCTGGAGTATTTACAGAACTATCAGCAAAGATTTTATATTCAGAAATACCACGTCCGCCCTGTACGTCACGTAGAAAAGGCTCTACGAACTGAATGAACTGTGTCTGAGTAATAGCATCATTCTGCTTCCACATGATCTTGCGAGCAGCAGTTGCAATAGATTTTTCCATATAGATAAAACATCTACGAACGTTGATGAAGTTGAATGCAGAATTATCTACACCAGTCCAGTCGCCATAAAGAACATGTCCTTCTTCTTTGAAAGCAGTGATCGGGTTGATATTAGCAGCATACATTTCGTCACGCTGTGCTTTATCTGGATAGAATGCAAGCTTTACACAGTTACGAATGGTTTTACCAGCAGGAGAGAACCAAGGTCTTTCTTCCACATCAGTTAGAGCCATTAGACCAGCTGTATCACCATTGCAAGGAACCCAGCGATAGGTATCGTTGTAAGCGTCAAACTGGTATTTGTAGTTGCCATCACCAAAACGATATGAAGAAGCTGCGTAAGATACATATGTTGCTTTCATAGACGTAATAGGATTAGCAGCGTTTACAACGTCAGTCAACATCGGAGATACACATGCTACACAATCTTTACGGAAATCTGCAACAGATGTAATCATATATCCACCGACAGTAGCAGAAGCGCCTCCCTGTAATAGAAGAGATACTTCTTCAATGTCAGCATTCTTGAAAAGGTTCCATCCAAGAGTATATTCAGCATCAGCTAGGGCAACAGTCGTTCCGCCAACTAGATTTGTATTGATATTGATTGCGTTACGAACAGACTCAGTATAAGTAATCAGTTTGCTCTCAACCAAGAACACATATTTGGAAGTCCGATTAACAGCTGTGATGATATAGTTTGGATATCCAGACATATCTTTAGAAGTTGGATCAAAAGAATACATACCAAATTCTACAAGCTCATTATCAATAAACACACCAAGGGCAACATCATTAGCATTCAGAGTCTTTGAAACATACGGCATTAGAAGATTGCCGGGAGTTTCTAGTCCAGCCTTATCAGAAATTACTACTTTAAGAGTGTTTCCGAAAGTACCAGGACAACGAGCAAAAATCTTAGCAGTCTTACCAACACCAGAAAGAGTACCGTACATAGAAGTGAAATGGGAATCGTTTTTGATCTGTACTGCTTCAGCTAGTACATCAGAAGCATTTTTAGATTCTTCATCAACTACACGTACCACACGTAGAGCACCAGAATAAGTCAAAAAGTTAGCAGCTACAAACCAATCTTTATAGTTGCGGTCGACAGGCTTGCCGAAAATTTTTACAAGATTGCCCTCGTTTGATACAGTCTGTGCTTCAAAAGCAGGACCCCATTCAAAATCACCAACGAGAGCACCAACAGTAGTAGAAGCAGGCAATACATACGTACTGCGATCTTCTTCTTTAATTACAATGCTTGGGCTTCCAGAAATGGCCATATTATAAATTCTCCTTTATTATTTCCTAAAATCGTTACAAAATTGGGTTTAGGTTTCAGTTTTATTTATCAATCATATTGATAGTAACTAAATTTATGTTTTTAGTTCAGCTTGATTAGAGGAGCTTTCCCGTCTATCAAACTTCCAGACTTTATTGTTGTATCACCAGTAGACAAAGAACTTATAGATCCGATAGACAACAGTTTTAAAGATTTTGTTCGTCCTTTTCCAATATCAATGGATGGAGCGTCTAATAAAATACTTGTGTCTGATGCTATAGTTACAGGACCTCTTGATGCTACACATGTTGATTGTCCAGATGACAATGTTGTTACTCCAGATGACAAAATGTTGACATCAATTGCTGAGACAGTGGTTGGTCCTTCTGTCATTACTAGAGCTTCTGGAGCAGTAAC